CATTTTTATATATGGCAACTCCGAGGACTTTTCCTTCGGTAGCAGCACCACCTACAGTGGTATCTATATTACCAAAGTGAGTGTATCCTTCTAAACGCCTATATCCACCATAGAGGCTAGGCTCAAAGTTAACTAAACGGGTAGCAGCACCTGACTTGTTATCGGATAAGTCGAGGTGATTTTCATTACTATTTAAGCCGCCTTTGCAGACTACTTTAAAGGATTCAATTGAATCTGGCATTAAAAACTCACCCTAGTATCCCTGATGTATTCAAAGTTATTTATGAAAAGGGTCTGTAGGTCTTTAAGCCCATTATTGAAGGCTACAAACGCAGCATTCGCTGCTTCTAAGTTATCTTTAAACATGTACATATGGTACAAAGCACCGTCTATAATTACGGTATCAAAACTCTCAGGTATACGAGTGGTATCTCCAAAGAGAGTAAGGTCAGTATAATTTAAATAATACCGAAATTTGACTGAATATGATTTATTAGGGGACGGCGTCACCCCAAACCCGTTGCCATGAGAGGGAAATACTTTTTCTGGTATGCTTCTTCCAGCCGAGCCCGCCGTATAGTCAGCATCTCTAAAATTTGCATACCACTCATCGCGTTCCATGTAGCTTAAAGATTTAAAAGCTGCGCCTAAGGAAGCATCTTTTTGAATTTGGAAACTATTCCAATCCACCTTCTTAAAGGCACTAGGCCAAGAATATTCTGTTTGCCCTGCAGTAAATATCTGAGTGCTTTCTGCAGCATTAAAAGGCCACTCAAATTCGGCTTGGTTAATTTTTGCTACGCCTGCCTTTACGGCATCTTTTACTAAGGATTGTACTCCTCGCGTAGATGCAAACTCAGCCTCAGCTATCTCTACCTCATTTAAGCGGCGAAGGGTCTGATTACAGAGCGTAATGAAGGTAGATGCCATCTATTAACAGTCCTAAAAAAGAGTTAGAGGGCCAGCGTGTGCCAGCCCTCTGAGTTTGCTAATGTTTAAGCAAGATTATAGTTAGCGGTAAACAAACCTTCTGGACGAAGTGTTTTTCTAGCATACAACTGCATGCCCCGCACCACATCTGCGAAGGTGTTTGGTGAACGGAAAGTTTCCGTTTTAGCAATCTGCTCTGCCGTAGCAACGCAAGATGCATGACCAGCTACCAGCACTCCGAATGCAGTCTCAGAACCCGCTGACGCTGCAGTTCCAGCACCAGTACCTAGATATGGAAGGTTATTAGACTTGTAGATTTGGAACCCACGCAGGGAGCCTGGTAGGCGACCATTGCGAAGTTCATCTCCACCACCAAAGTCAGAATTAATTAACTTTGAATCTTCATCCATTAAGACTTCTGCAAACACACTGTCGATTACAATCCAACGCGAGTCGGAATCTACATTGGCTTGATCCATTTGACGCGCAATGCGATTAAGGATTGCTAAGGGTGAAGTGATACCACCTGCACCGCCGCCAGCGGCGATTGGGATAGATGTTACTTCGCCAGTACCGCCAATATCTGCGCCACCAAAGTCAGTGATATCCAGCTTATTAGTTGCCAAAAGTTCGTCTGTGCCAGCGGCTGCGTTAGCTACTGAACCAGAAGTGGTTGTGTTACGAGCCCATGCAGAAGGAGTTTTCCAACCTGACATATAGCCAAGTACTTCTGCGTCATAAGCATCACGAAGCTTGTAACCCGCGCGATCACTTGCAAGGGATTGGAAGCTGACGTGGCTATGTGCCTCTTCAATATCGTCTATAGCAAACTGAAAGTAATTTGCTTGATCGACTGTCATAGTAAAATCGCCATCAACAAGATCTTGAGTTGCGAGTTGCGTACCCCTCTCGTATTTCGTGATAGTTACGTCTGGTTCGCGTATTATCTTTACGCTATCGCCAAAGCTGCTCAACTCACCCTGATAATCAGTGTTCGTCACAGCGTCGATGACAGAACTTTTTCGTAGGGCAAGTTGTACTTTTTTGGAGTACACTACAGGGCTGAAGGCACCTGAGTTTAAATTGGTGTAGCCTGAGGCTTTGCTGAATGCCATTTTGGTTTTCCTTTAAATGAAATGGCTGTAAGTACATCCCAACTATAAAATTAAACACTCAACAGAGTGGGTTTATAGTTTGAGATAGCTAAATCAGATAAGTTAAAATAAAGTGTCAGACCGTCAGAGGGTGTCACGCAAGCATGGTTCTCAAGGCTCTGGTTAACCTAGTTAATATTTATCTGGGGAGAGTAGACTTTCGGGTATACTTCTATAGAAGAAATGTCCTACAGTTTTTAATTACTCAATATGAACATTATAACATAGAGTATTAGTTATTACAATAGTTAATTACTATAGACTGCCCCTTCATAGGGACAGCGTCAGCTTATACTAGGTGTTAATTCTGTCAATAGCTAATCTTAGAAAAAACACCTAGTGTTTTATTTATCTTGCGGCGCCTGATATATCATAGTTAAACTTACCATCCGACCTTGCCTGATCTATGGCCTTTTCATTGGCCTCATATTCCTGATCAGTCATCTTCTGTACCATGCTCTCAGAGAAGATTGCTTTAGAGGTGGAGGATGGGGTTGAGGAACTTGTTCGACCCACACTCTGTGCTGCACTATTATCCCTATTTCTATTACCCGTTTGGGCCTTATAGAGATCAATTGTGCTGGACGCCCATGCTGCATCAGTGTTATTTTTATACACACTGTCCTGCATTGTTGGATGTTGCAGAGCTACCCAACTGTGGAAGCGTTTGTCTTCTCTAATTTTAGCAAAGTCAGGATGCTTCTGCATTAGCATTTGTTCTGCAGATTGCTTGTGCAAGCTCTTCTCAAAGCTCTCTACTTTTTTAAGGCGTTCCTCGCCTGCAGCCAATACTTCATTAGCCCTCTTCTGAGCAATTGTATCAACAATTTTGGCGACATCAGGGTATTTCTTAGACCAATCATCCACTTCCGCATCAGTTTTTGGAAACCTAATTTGCTTCTTAGTAGCTGCATCAAGCTGCTTTTTAACATCATCAACCTGTTGAGCAGACTGATCACGAACCGTCTGGATGTGGCGCTGAATATCTTGATAGCGTTTTTTATAAGATTCCTCTTCAGCATCTAGCTGCTCCACTGGTTGCTGTTCCGCTGCCAACTCTTCGGAGTATGATAACTCTTCATCAGTTTCTACTGCGCGTGAATATTTTTCTTTTGTAGACATTTACTACTTTCTGGGTCCGACTAATCGGGTATCCATATCTATACTGCAAATACGATTTTCTTCTTTTTAGAAATTATTGGCAGCGGTTTTGATTTCGGGGATATGTTCTTATCCTCTCCACCTTTCAAATGGTCCTCTACCTTGACGGTAGCGACCTCCATGTTAGCATCATGGTAGCCTTTGCCGCCACAATGCTCGCATCCTGATCCATCACACTCAGGGCAATCTACTCTGCCCTCTTCTTGTGCTTTAGGTTTCTTTTTGGTTTTTTCTTGTTCGGAATAACTTTCATCCGATACTGGGGCGTCCTCAGGTTCCTCGCCACTGGGTTCCTCTTGGTCATGTTGAATTAGCCCACTCATGTGCATAGACATTAGGCCCATCTCAGCCTCAGCTTGCAAATCCATTATATATTTAAGCCCATGCCATTTCACCACGTTTGCGGGCAGCACATACTCATCTGTGCTTAGTTTGGCGTCGATATCATCCCTGACATTTTCGGCAGTAGATCCAATTGGGATAGGGTTCCCAGAAACCTCATCGTAGCCAGTTACTCCGCAAGATCCGTCACAATCTCCATCGCAACCACATCCCATGCTCATACCGCCGTGGCTCATTTTCATTGGTATATCCTCTTCATCCACTAATTCGTTTTTCTGTAATGCAATCTGGATTTCTCGCTCGCCAGGGCTTAGAAAGCCGTCCTCGTTTGTGTCGCCTTGAGAAACGTCTGCCTGTTCTTTTTCTTCAGCGATTTCTTTATCTTCTTCGGAACGGCCCTTCATGCCATCCGCTAAATTAAGACCGCCTCTTGCAAAGCCCTCGGAAGCTACATCATAGGAGTCATCGTAGTAATCCTCTGAACCCATACCAAAAAGACTTTTTACGTCATAAACAGTATCTTCCACATGATCTTTGAAGTCGCGGCCCATACTTTTCCATGTGCGTCCATCATCTAGGCCAATATTGTATAGATCTTCCGCATCTGCATCAGGATCTAACAACATATCAGAACGCTGTTGTGCATAGATGTTTGCATCTTCCATGTCCTCAAAGACACGCAACTTATCTCCAGTGGAGATGTCATACTCGCCGTTTTCTTTAAGATGCTTCTCAATAACGTCAGGCGTATACTCTTCACCCGTTTCAGAATTAACTGTAGGTATTACGACCCAAGCGTCACCCATTTCGTAGGTTGCAGATCTTTCCGAATACATGAGATCTGCGTTTTGAGGATTTATATTATCCTTCCAGACAGGTTTTCCGTTTGCGGTTATAAGATGGGGTACTTGAGTTACTGGGTCCATGGATTGCGGCCTTGTATCTGAGGGTGTATGATGGGTTTAGATTGGGGGACCAGATGAGTGATGAACTGGATATTGAAAACAAAGAGCATCTATTAGAGGAAATCTATAAGGCTGTTAAATTGGCTATTCCCAATAATATGGGGATTCCTGCTGCGTCTGAGCTTCAAATTGAGCTAATAGAACGGATGCTTGGTAATGCGTTAGGTACTAATTCATCAGGTAAAAAAAGGTTTTATGATTACGGCCTTAGTGTAGAGCAGTAACAAATCCACCCTGGTTAAATTTATTTTGCAAAGGTTCTCCAAACAACTCATCGCTTTGCTGACCTATACTAATAGTCTGCCTAGTAGCTCTTTTCTCAGGAAGACCTCTTTTATATGCCTCTCGCTGTGCCACATCCTGTATCTCTAAAAATCTATTAACCTCTTCAACCATCTGGGCGTCTACAGGCTGGCTAAAAGTGCTATTCATCTGAAGAGACCTTTGGTCTGATCCAGCTAAGGTTCCAGCCGACCTACGCTGCTCAAAAAAGTCCCTCATAAGTATCTCGTAAGGAATATCTGCAAGCTCGCCTTCATATCCATCTGTACCAGTAGGGCCAACTTGTGCTGAATAAGTCTTATGCTGCCTGACAGGTCCGGTAATGAGGTTGCCAGAAGAATCTACTTTGGTAACCGAAGAGCCTTGCATCGAAGGTGAAGAGAGCAGCCGTGGGTCTGTAATAGCTACTCGCGCATCTCCCATTACGGGAAAGCCTTTATCCTTAAATTCTGGGCCATCTAATTTTTTCCATAGGAGTTGCCTACGTGTGCCAGGAACTTTTGTAGCTAAGTAATCCTTAGCATTGGCATCACGTATCCCAGGGAAATCTACATCAACATTGTTGCGTACCCATGTATCAAAGGTTGATATATCTTTAGGAGCTATGTTGGATTGGTCCATCATCTCCATAACAGTATCGCTCATCATAGTACTAAAGTCGCCACCCTCAGCCGACATAGACATATGTACTAATCTAGGGTCACCACCATCATCTGCTATTCTCTTTGCTAACTGAGCCTGTTCTCCCATAACATTGGGCATGGAAGCAAACGCACCCGTGTCTTCGTAGCGCATGAACCCTCTGCCGCCTTGCAAGTCTACGGGGTTATCAAACACATAGTCGTTAGCACCCCCTTTAACTCCCCTGAGGTTTTTACCTGCTTGGGTGCGGTCTGCAATTAATGGAATTAGGTCTGTATTTTCTATATCATCTATAGATAAGGTTTTTTCGGGCGATAGTAATCCTTGATCTTCTACATCAACTTCTATGTCTTCCACATAGTTAGGGGCTTTATTTTTATAAAAGCCTTTAGAACTATTTTCTCGTACAGGGTCTAGTTCTACCATAGTAGCTTTTTTAGGGTCTTTCCTGACTACGTCTGCGCCTACACCCTGAGTATTACCAGCACGTCCTCTCGCCAGTAGAAACTCTAAGTCACCATCTCTAACAGCCCTAGCCGCGCCAGTGATCTCACCAGCAAGCTGACCACTCCTGTCAGCCATCATCCTAGTGCCTTGCATAATGGCTTTTTGAGCCACATCCCCCGCACCTGGGACTAATCCAATAATTGTAGCAACGGCTCCTAAGCCGCCCATAGCTCCTATAAGATACCAGTTAGGGTTTTCCTTATTTAGCTCTTCACCAATCATGGATACTGTCTCATAGCCGCCCTTGATGTCCCCAATGATGGGAGTGAAGTCTAAGGCTACGTTGCCTACGTCCTTCCAAGTAATCTCAGGTATCTGAACAAGATCCGCATACTTCTTGCCCTCCGCTGCCCAGCCCTCTGCCTCCGAAGTCGCTTCTAAGTCATCACTGCCTGCCATAAATCTCTCTAAAAAACTCAACCCTCTGCTCCTTTAATAGTTTCTTCTCGAAGGGTTTTTATGCGGCGTAGTTCTGCTATAGCGCCCTGATAAGACCGTATTTTATCAATGTCTTGTTCAAAGGATAAATTATTCTGCAGCAACGCTATTCGTGCTTCGGCGTACTCTTTTAGGATAGTGTAGCAACTTTTGTCGTTAACCAGAGGAAGGAGTAATTTATATAATACTTTATCCATTCACTTTGCCTCTATGCAGTACACTGCAATTGTAGATGTAGTGACCAAGACTGCTGCCCCACGCTTGGCACTCTCGCACTCATCCTGGGTAGGGAACTGACCAATTTGATAATACGTTAGGTTATTGTTGAGTAAATTTAACCAGAGCAAAAACCACATTTATTGTACTGGTCCCTGTGGAGGTGCTTGAGGTTGTGGTGCATTGCCCCCGTTTGCTCCCCCGCCTGTACCCGTAAAGCCCTGTGCGTCCGGTTCTGGTGCTTGAGGTACAGGGGCTCCTGGTGGAACTACCTGTCCTTCTGGACCTGGCTGGGGTGCAGGCGTAGGCTGTTCTGGCATAAGCGCCTTAATATCTGCCATCATCTTCTGTTGTATGGCGGCTTCTCTAGGGTCATTGAGGATCTTGTCTTCGTCCAAGTCCATGGAGGCCGCTAACTCGCGCAAGATATAATCGTACTTAACGAAAGGAGCCATCTGTTCATTTTGCGTCATTTGCATAAACTGCAGAAGTCGCTGGCTACGTACCTCATTACGCATCAGGCTTTCTGTACCCCTAGCCTTCACGTCTAGGTCTCCAATGAACTCCTTATCAAAATTGAATTGCATGTTAAATGCGAATAAGCTTTTGCCTAAGGGTCCAAGCAAGTAGTCATCTATATTGCGAACAACCGCTTTGATGTTCTGTGCTGCAGCCCCCATCAACATAGACATTCCAGAAGCTGTACGACCTACTCCACCAACTGCTCCAGAGCCGTGTGAGTATGATGGTATACCTGTCGCCTCATCAGCAAGCTGGCGGCTCTTATCAAACATCATGAGAAGCTCTTGGCTTACGTTGGGGAACTTAGTGCCGTGTATGGCAGCACCAATTTGACCAGATTGGCGCCGAAACACCTTGCCTGGGTAAATTGACATATCTTGACCAGGGACCAAATTAGTTTCATCTACTTCTATCAGTAGGTTACCGGATAAGGCGGCATTGTCCACCATCATCCTCATAGCTCCATTCATGAGCAATTGAGTGTCTGACATGTTCTCAGCTACGCCTATACCAAAGAATGAGTACGGGTTTAATTCATAGGGAACTGCTAGGTAAGGAATACGGCGTGGAGTGAACGGATTTAGCACTAAACGGAGTATTTGTCCGTTACAAATCCATATATTGACCTGTAATTCGTCCTGTTTGCGTAAATCTTTAGGTATTTTAATATCAGCTTCTTCGGCTAATTCTGCGTCTAAAACGCCCCAATATTCAATAACTTCGTATCTTTCCATGTCGGAAGTTGTGCCATCGTCCTCTAATGCGTCTTCCCAGTAGCTGCGCGAGTAATCTGCCCCCTGTTCCAGGGCTAATTCGATGCTTTCTTCGCGGAAATGTGGGCGTTTTTTCAAATTTCGTAGTTGAGTGCGGTTCATCCGGTGTCTTTGGACGGTATACTCTGCTTCACTCATATTTCTCGCATCTGGGTCGGGATAGAAGTCCCAAATAGACACGTACTCCATCTTCGGGATGGTATTCATCAACGGATCGTAGTCACCGTCCTCTGTCCAGCGAGGATACTCCTTTGTCTGGGCAAATGGACCCTTCATTACACCCGTTCCAAAGAGACAAGCCTCAAAAGCAAGAGATCTGAGGTGTTTCGGCGCCTCTGTCTCATCCAACTGGTCGTGCATGAGCTTTTCCATCTTCTGGGCTGCACGTTTAGCGGGTTCGTAAGTAATAGCACCAGGCATATTACCTGCCCCAAGCTCTAATTCGCTTTCTATTGGTTTTAATTGCTCTGCATATACACCCAAATCTTTAGCTAAGTCGGGCCTGACGATATTATTAGGTATTTGGTAGTCTAATCCGGTCTGATCTTTGACTTTTTCAGTAGTTAATTCATTTGGGTTGAAGGATACGGTGTCTGCAACATTATTAGGAAACTGCCTGGCCTCAATTCCAATAGGAAACTTGCTTCCAGCAAACAATACGTCCACGACTTGCGCATATGCAGCCAGAACTTTGGTCTTAGTCACCTTAATAAAGGCTTTAGACTTCTCAGTCTCCGTAAATTGAACTTCTGAAGAGTATAATCCTCTGTAGTTACGGTAGGCACTTAGCCAACGCTCTTCATCTACCCGCCTAGCCTCTTGGGAACGCTTAAACTGAGACTTAATAAATGCAACTGTCCCAGAAAACTCTATGTTTTCAGCTTCTACGTCACCTGTCTCATCTAAGGGGACAACTAGGTCTGAATCCGTAGCGTCTTCTGGTAGGGGTTTATCCATTAAAGCCATGCTTAGTATCCAAATACTGCGTCAGCGGGTCGCCAACTTTGTTGTGGTACGCCCTTGCCTAAGTCGAAGGCAGAAAATGCCCTCGGCCTGGACATGACGGCATACCTAATCGAGTCATATGTGTGACGTTGTTGCGAGGTTCTAGGGTCTATGTCATCGCCGCCCTTAGGGTCGGACGGTATAAGAGGGAAATCAGCTATAGCTTGTCGGCATGTGTTGAAAAACTGTATCCCAGACAAACCTGTTTCTTCGTCTACCTTTAGTAATTCATGTAATCTGTTTTTACCTGCAACCCTGGAGCCGTTAGATCTGTCGCTAGGTCTCCACCTGCATCCCTGTGTTACCATTTCCTCTGCAATAGAGGGTCCAAGGGTCCCACGCTGATGCCAGCATGAGCTATCCAGTATGCCGTAATGTATCTTATCTCCAGCTTCTGCCTCTAATACAGCCCTCGCTAGGTCTCTTCCTGTATGCTTAGTGACGAATAACTCTCTATAGCAAACTAGGGTGCTAAAATTTGGGTCAATAGCGAACCAATGAACTGCACTAAAACTAGCGTAGCCATAGTCGCATGACCTAAATCTAGTCCATTCATTAGGTATATCATACGGTGCAATAACATGGTCTTTTTGTCTCCACTCTGGAAAGGCTGCACCATCTGTAACTGACCAATCACCCTCAAGAAGTTGTCTCCGCTGCATTTCTGGTAGAGATAGTAGGTTTGCTTCGTACTGACCGCCTTCCATAAGATAAGGATTGTCAGCTAGTCTTGCAGGTATAAAACGCCTGTAGAATAATGGCTCCCCTGCCCTGGCGTGGCCCTCAGGATAGACTAGGTCTTTTCCACTCTCCTGGTCCTTGGCTATAAACTTTGTATTAGCTGGTGCAGGGTCAATAAAAGTGCGTTTAACCCAGCCCATGCCAATTCCACCTGGGTTTGTAGTCGCCCGCATAAATATAGGCAGTGTAGGATCTGTTGTACGCAACCTTGATCGTAGGTAATCCCAGATGAAGCTAGAAGGGTACTGGGTCAACTCATCCACAGCTATGTAACTGAATGACTGTCCCTGATAACGAAGCACGTCCTGGTCTCTGTCTAGATAGGTAAGCCAGAGTTTAGCACCACTAGGAAACGTCCATTGGCTTTTCTTCTCGCCCCACTTAGCTCCCTTGAAGGCTCTGGGGTATAACTCCTGAGATTTCCAAATTAACTCTCGCAACTCATCAGTAGATCTACGAAGTATTAACCCATTAAAATTAGGGTTATTAAAGTATCGCATGGGGTCTGCGAGTAATCCGAAGCTCTTTCCACCTCCGGCTGCGCCGCCATAGAGTACCTCTCTCTCAGACGCTGCGAGGAACTCTGTCTGTGGACCTTCGTTGGGAGCGAATACAACTTCCTGGGTCTTCTTATGTTGTTCTACTAGATCGAAGTCTAGGCCGCTAGTAGATGCCTCTGTCTTAGGTGACATCCCTTCCAGGCTCTTCTTCGCCATAGTGAGCCTACGTTTAGCATCTGTCTGCTTGCGCTTTGCGGCTACTAGTTTCTTTGCTTCTAGTGTCTTCGGCTTATTCTTGCGCCGTGTCTTATCTAACTCTTTAAGGCGTTTAGAGGGGTTCTCAGTACCCTTACCCCGAAATCTTTTCCATATGAGAATAAGACCCTGGTGTGTAATTGTGTCCCCTGTCTTACCAATCAACCACTCGGCTACTCTACGGGAGCTATTACCCTCCTCTAAGTGATCCATGGCCTGGTCTACAAAGTCTGTCTTCCCAGTGTCGGGTACGAGTACTAACGGATCGTCTTCAGAAGCCTTGTACGCATAAGGTATTTTAGCAGTCTTATTAGGTCTTGTGCGGTCAGGCCAATTACTCAATCTTCAGACTTCGGTGGTAGAATAAACATTGCACCGCCTGTATTGTTAACTTCAATTTGCTCTTTCTTGATTAGACCAGTTCGATCTAATATCTGAGAAGCTGCAGCTATAGAGTTTCGGGCGCCCATAGCTTCTGGGTTGTCCAGCACATCTACCATGCCCCAAGCTGCTTTGGGTGCGTTCATGGCGAGCATCAGAGATGCCTTCTCATTAATTTCTTTTTGCAGTGGCTCCACTACGGCAGAGATGCTCGTAGTCTCGGCATACCCTGCCTCACTCATAGCCTTCCGAATGTTTCCCCTAATCTCAGGGGTCATTAGAAGCTCAAGGAATAGAGCCTGCTTATCAGTAAGTACTTTTTTATCGTCCATCTTTACCTCAACATTACGAAAGCCAGGCCAACCGCGCCTGTACAAATCATCCAGAAAAATCTCTCGGCGAAGGCTATCTTCTGGCCTCTGGCAATGGCGAGCTTTTCCATTTCATCTATCCGAGCATCCATTTTAGTTTGGTACTCGACTAAGTTATCCATACGCTTAAAAGCACTTACGACCCGCTCATCCATCCGAGCCATTTCAATGATAGCGTCTGAAAGGGCATCAATCTTATCTTCTACGCGAGTCAGGCGTTTTTCCATATTTAGTTG